GGAGGACTTACTTACGCTACCCTCTTAACCAAAGTCCTAATATAAGCCTGTAAATAAACAGGCTGTGGAAATGCAGGAGAAATGGAAGAGAGTGAGACATGTAGCGCCTGACCTTTACCAATAATGATTGGGTAGGGCAGCGATACAGACCATCGCCTCGATGCGTAATTATACGCCAAATAGGGCGCTTTAAACACATCAATTGCATAGTCCAGTATATCCGGCCGGAGAGCATTACTTTCCAGCAGAATATCCCTGACGTCCCAATAACCAGTAACGGAATTAAACTGCGATACGTACAAGGAAATCGCAACCGTTTGCTGGAAGGAACCACCGAAACAAGAATGACTCACAGTATTCAGAGTCGGCAAATTAAGCGATTCTGAGAAGGCGTCATTAGTGAGGGTGCCGGTAGTAGAATCGACACCACCAGCTATCCCAGCTGTCCAAGGTATTATGGTTGGCGTACCAACCACAGCATTTGGAGTCACCTGGGTAGTTGTCTCGGTAACCGAGGTGTTATAAGAAGGAACACCAATGGTACCCAGGGAAGCAGCACTAATCGTGCCGCCGTCCGAACTACACGCAGTTTGGAGAGGTGTAACATCAAAGATGTTACACTCAATGTCGGTAATCAAAACCGACCCAAGCTGCGGGGAACTAGTGTCTGCAACCGGTGGCAAAACCACCGCCTGGTAAGTCGTCAAGAATCCAGGTATAATAGCCTGTGATTCGAAAGTATTATTCCAGGTAGGAGACGATAGAGGAGCAGAAGAAGTCTGGGATTGAATGATGGAGTTGGAAATAATCCAATCTCCAATCTCTTCATCCATAATCTCGCCCCGCGCAAAATCCCGAACGTAAGTATATCGCTTCGAACGCATGGAAAGAACCTCCACACGTAAGAGTTAGGCGACAGGACCGACGCGCGTCCGAAAGAAGGTCGTGACTTCAGTAGAAACTGGAGTGCCTCCCTTATCAAGCGACGAACCACCCGCGCACGCAATGGACACGTGCAGGGCCTGGCCTCCACCGATGATGATCGGTTGTGAAATTTTCAAGTCGAAGCAGATAGCCTCCGACGTGCTGGTTTCACCGGCAACAGCTGGGCCGCGCCAAAGTTTACCTTCAAAGAAGAGGTAATCATCCCTAGACGCCTCAGCCAGAACGAGCGGATTACGCACGTTCCACAGCGTGGTGGTGTTATTCAGGTCAGCGACATAGATTGCCACTGCCGTGAAATAATCACCTGGCACGGAATCACCGTTGGCAACACAAATTCTACCCCGTATCTCATCAATACGGAGCCTTCCAACGGTTGGCGTAGATGCCATTGGGGTTGGCTGTACAATCACAGCCTGCACAGTAACGACGCCTTGCGAGGCCACCGCAACTGCACCACCCCAAGATGGAAGGATTGCTGAACCTGTCTGCGGTGCACCAGTAGCATCAACAGAAGCGTTCGAAGCAATCCAATCAAAAGCCCCAGAGGTTCGTCGAGGTTGCACACTACGAGAAATCATAGTGTTGTCACGACGAAACATGGATCGCTTACGGCGAGCCATAGCTTAACTCCTAAGCAGGCTAACGGGGCAACTAGTTATGTTGCACCGAAAGTCGGAATCTAGGCGGATGGATTTTCACCACCCTTGGCAACAGGTTTAGATAAACCCATCAGTTCAGAAAGTACTGCAACAACACGACTCCACAAAAGGGAGCGAACAGGCACCTTCCCATAAGAAGATGACCCATTACTCAATGCCTTCTCAGCAGCAGCAAGGAAAGCGTCGTCATTACGCAAAATGGCGTCCATAACAATAGGGAGGTTTAAATCCTTACTGTATAACCACTTACATGCCTCATCAAACTTTGGATGATACGAGGCATTCTCCCACTGCTGCAACCAACGCACCGTATGAAACAAACCATTCCAGCCATCGGAAAGTTCAGTAGGGTTCACACCCGGCTTCCCTTTCTTAACCTGCATAGACTCACGTGATAAAGCACCGTTAAGCACATGCATTAAAGGCCGGACGCCAACACACAATCCACCCCTTACATAATCACGAGAATGCACCATCTGCAAATAATGGACATCACGATCTGAGTAAAGGCTCTTCATGTGGTCAGTTGACATAACCATTCCGAGCTCTGAGTACAGGACGTCAGCCAAGGGCTTAACGTCGTGAATGCCGCGAAAACGGTAAAGACCGTCATCGCCCTGGACTGTTGCATCCACGATGCGACCCCCACACCGATGTGCGGAGTAAGCAATAACCCAAAGGTTGACGAGACTACCTATCAGGTTCGTCATTACAGAACCCGAGGGTATACCGCCCAATCGCGCAGCACCTTCACGGTAAGCGCCTGGGACGATAATACCCGACCTCTTGAAACTCTCCTGACAGAAAGTAATCAAAGGCCTAGCTGCCGGAACAAACCAACGTCTCAGGATAGTGAAAACCCTATCGATTACCTCGAACGGGACTGTCGCATCGAAATTTGAGAAATCTAGCGACAACACTTTACCTGGCGACCGTGTCATGAAACGGGTAACTGAAACGTCAACGTAGTGTCGACCACCCCACGCGGAAAACGTTGGTAACCAACGCAGGGCTTTAAACACTACCGCCTGGATACATTTCTCCAGGTTCCCGATCACGCGACTCATTTGAAACACGGCTCGCGCCTTCGCCATTAACCCAGGCCCTGAAGCCTGGGTCCGAGTACCGATGACAGCAGGATATTTCTGCGCGTCAGCCAGTTGATAACCATTACCACGGATAGCAGCGCTAAGCGTATAGTAACGGTACAGGTACTCGCGGTCGGAGACAAACTCCGGAAAACCCATGCCCGTACGCCCAAAGAACTGGTGCACAGCATCCTCCAAGTCAAGAGGTACCATAGCACCACGGTCACTGGGATCATACAATGCAGAAACAAACCCATCTGCATACTGCACGGACTTTAATGACCGCAAAGTAATCGGATGTGGAGAAAAGTACTTCTCCACCTTATCCTCGAGAGAAACACCTTTGTCATCCGGAACATGAAAAGCCGGACGTCTCGAGAAAGAACCCAATTTCCGACGCTTTGCCACCTCAACAGTAAGCAGATGCTCAGGCACTGAGTACAATGAACAACTTCTTTCGAAGTCGTTAGCCACTGCAGCACGACCTGCATCTTTGTCGTGCCTCCACTCACGCCCAATTAAGGGAGTAGTGAAATCGGCGTCACACGCACTCGAGAACTGGCCCAAATAGCTTTGCAATCTCTGCAATGCATCCTCGGGCAACCTACCTGGGTCATGAATTAAATTCACGACACCTCCGACGTTAATAAGCTTCCCCTAAAGGAAGAAACCAGAAACTGTCTGGTAGGCCTTCCC